CAGCACCAGTAAAGAAGGCCGCTAAGAAAAAGGCAGAGTAGTGCCTATTATTCGTAAGTTTGCCATTCAAGGACATGCAGTTCCTTCATCAGTACAAACTCCTAGAGGCCCATTTCCCCCTGAAGTTTTAGCCCAACCTCAAATGACAGAAGATATAGAACATGGCGATTCTCTTCATGTTGGACTAGATGATGTTCGTTTCTTTCGTTGTAAAGAGTGTGAAGAGATCCTAGAAAGCCATGAACTTAACGAACATAATTGTGAGGACTTTAAGTAGACTTTATCTACCTCTAAGCGCATGAGGCGAATTAACTCTCTAGAGAAAGTAGAAAAATGGCAAACAATCAAGACGGTCATCTAATCGATGATAAAGGAAACGTCGCAGTTGACTTTGTATGGGGTAACATGCCTCTACAACCAAACGACGTTCGTCGTGACAACGGCGGAACAAATTTAGATTACACAAAAGATTCACATAATATTGCAGAAGATGGCTGGAATGGCTATCCTCTTTATACACCAAATACAACAGGTACACAGTCTGGTGGAGTTGACTATGTAAAGGTTCCAAGTGTACTTGGTCAACTAACAGCAGATGCAACTGACACACTTCTTGACTCAACGCTCGTTGCTTCAGTACAGTCTGCAGCGACAAACGCTGCTAAGACAGTAACAGCAATTGCACGTACTTCAGGTTCTCCATTAATGGTATTCACTGCTTCAGGAGCGGGTGCTGCTTACGCAGTTAATACTCAAGTTGTAGTTTCTAACTTCTCTGGCGGAGATGCGTTCCTTAATGGAACCTACACCGTTGTAGATAACGCAACTAACACATTTACAGTACGTACAACTGACACAACTACAGTTTCTCTTTCAGGAAAATCTGGAGCGGTTGTGGGTCTTGTTGGAACAATCAAGTCACAAGGAACTACAGCAGGTACATCTGTAGCAATTGGTGCAACAGTTACAACAACTCCTTGGGCAGCAGCGTCCTAATTAGGAGTTAAAGCATGGTACGTCCAGTAGGCGGTGCGGCATCTCGTGGTAAACGAGTTGTTGCGCCGTCTCCTGACGCACTTATGCAGGCAGTAGGTTCATCAGGAGCATTTGGTTCACGCCAGATGCAGGGCATTACAAAGATAGTTGGTCAAGAGTTTAAGGGGTTACCAACAGCCCAATCTTATGGTGAGTTTGATGAGATCATTGCTCTTTTTGGAAATAAAAGAAGAACAAACGCACAAGCCAAAGAGACAATGAAGTATTACGACCCAATGACTGGGTCACAGTATGAGAACTATGGCGAAGAGCCAGACATGGTTGATGACTCTCCTGCTGAGTTGACTTTAGTTCCAACATCAACAATTAACCCTGAGCGCCCTCGTACAGTGGCTGCTGGTTATGACAAAAATGAACAGAAGATCACTGTTGTTTTTCGTGATGGAACATTTTATAATTATTATGAAGTAACACAAAATGAGTGGATACGTTTTAAAGCGGTGGTTTCTAAGGGGCGCTATATTATGGCTTACCTAGACTCAAAACCTCGTGGACAGGCCGATGTCTCCAGTATTTCTCAGACTGCTCGAACAGCCTTCTACCGATTTAGCCGTGCGGCTCAAAGGCACTACACTAGTAACCCCAACCTTTACACGAGCACATACAAACCACGAAAGAAGTAGCATGCCCAAGGCGCACAACATCGGATCACGCTTCGTTCAACTAACAAACTTCCCGTATGAATGGGGCAGTAAAGTCATTGTCCGTGGTTGGACACAAGAAATTGAAACGCCTTTTAGAACTTCCAAGCCATTTATAGTACGATTGCCAAAATACAAAGCATTAGTCTTTGGAAGATGGAGCGGCATGAAGTCAGAAGAAGAAGCACTAAGCGGAGCACTAGAAGCAAGGGATGCATCATATGAAGATTTTAAAGAAGAAGCAGGATGGACACCAGCCCCAGACTCGGATCGAGAAACGAGTAGCCACAATCTCATCTCCAGATTTGATTTTATGGATGGAGCAATCGATGTTTACAATTGGCAAACATATCACCAGTTGGCAACGGAACCAGACCCAAGCGGATCTTGACGAACTGCTGATGGGAGCAGAAGCGTTTTATGCTATTGCTAAAGAATTAAAGCGCCGTTCATCATCCTCTTTATAATTTATTCGATTATTGTTAGGTAATCATGGACATTAACACTGAGGAAAAGTTTGAAGAGATAAACCCTGAGTTTTATCTTCAGGATAATCTTCCATTAGAAGAGGCTATAGACGAACCTCTNGATGAACTTTCTCAGCAATTTGTTGACAAGTTAATTGACAAAATCATGATGTTTCTTAAAGAGGTAGTGGGGCATGACTTGCACCCATACCAAAAGCCTTTGGCTCGTCGCATTATGGAGTCGGTCATCATTAACGATGGCGAAGAAATTACGGCTTTAGCATCTCGTCAGTCAGGTAAGTCAGAAACAGTTGCTGATACAGTGGTGACTTTAATGATCTTGCTTCCACGTCTTGCAAAATTGTATCCAGATCTACTTGGTAAATATGAAAAAGGATTGATGGTTGGCTTGTTTGCTCCTACTGAAGGACAGGCAGAAACCCTTTTTGGTCGTGCCGTTACACGCCTTACATCTGAGCGAGCAATTGAAATTATGGATGACCCAGAGATTGATGATGCTGCTGCACGTGTTGGCGGAGTAAAGCGTCGCATTAAATTAAAAAAGTCTGGCTCTAGCATTACGATGATGACCGCTAACCCCCGTGCAAAAATTGAGTCTGAGTCTTTTCATCTTATTGTAATTGATGAGTGTCAAGAGGCCGATGATTTTGTTGTGTCTAAATCTATCTCACCTATGCTTGCGTACTATGCGGGAACAATGGTAAAGACGGGAACACCAACAACCAGTAAGAACAACTTTTATCGTGCTATTCAAATGAACCGTCGTAGACAGACTCAACGGGGTAATCGACAGAACCATTTTCAATGGGATTGGCGAGACGTTATTAAATACAACGCTAACTATGAAAAGTTTATAAAGAAAGAGATGCTTCGTATTGGTGAAGAGTCAGACGAGTTTCAGATGTCATACAATTGTAAATGGTTGCTTGAAAGAGGTATGTTTGTTACATCTTCTATCATGGATGATTTAGGTGATGTTTCATCAGAATTAGTTAAGTCATGGCACAAGACCCCAGTAGTAGTTGGCATTGACCCAGCACGTAAGACTGACTCAACTGTAGTAACAATCGTATGGGTGGACTGGGATCGCCCCGATGAATTTGGCTATTACGATCACCGTATTCTTAATTGGTTAGAGATGCAAGGTGATGACTGGGAAGAACAGTACTACCAAATTGTAAATTTCTTAGTAACTACGATGTGCTTGCTGTAGGGGTAGACGGTAACGGTGTGGGAGATGCTGTAGCCCAAAGATTAAAACTTCTATTGCCAAGAGCAGAGGTTATGGCTCTTACATCTAGTCAGTCAGAACAGTCAAAGAGATGGAAACATCTTCAAGCACTTATTCAACGTAAAAGATTAAGTTGGCCTGCTCATGCAAAAACCCGCAGATTGCGTACATGGAAACGGTTCTATCAACAAATGGTTGACTTAGAGGTTACCTACAAGGGACCTAACTTTGCAGCGGCNGCNCCAGATGAAACATACGCCCANGATGACTTTGCCGATTCTTTAGCNATTGCATGCAGTCTTACCCAAGATCTAGTCATGCCAGAAGTAGTAGCGTCTAGTAATCCTTTTTTCTAGTTAGACAACACAAAGGCCTCAAAAGGTAGGAAACTATGCATAAGGAAAAGGCCTTTCCCAATACATCCTTAAGGAGTAAGTATGTCAATTTCACCAGCACCTCAATTTCCAGAGCGTGCACCACAAGTATACGAAATGAAGGGTGCAGATAATGCAACCCGTCGTGGACCTCTTCGNTTTGAAGANGGTATCGCAACAGATACAGATGTCCCAACAGATTTCCAAACAGGTATGGCTTCAGGTCAAGCAACCGCTCCAGGTCGCCCAAACCGTAACGCTCCTGTATGGCAGAAGACTGCTGCAGAAACTCTTGCAGAGCGTGCACATGTCGGATCTGCTGCATGGGTTGAAGCACCAACATTCCTTGGTGAGTTTGCACACGGTACAATGAACGACTACTCAGCCGCTAAGATTGAAACAGTTGCTCGTTCTGGTGGACGTACACAACGTCAATCAGCAACCGTCGTAAACGACTAATTTAATAAGACACTCGATACGCCCCTACACTAGTGTGGGGGCTATCGGATTATCCAGGGAGGAGATGAA